TCCTGATAAACCAGCAGTAGATTGTGTAAATTTTAATCTTGCATTAGCTGTTGCACTTCCTGTAAGAAGTAATCTTTCTCCACCTGAAGTACCTCCAATTCCAACATTGCCTGATGAGTCTATTCTCATGGCTTCTGCAATAGTATTGACACCATTTGTTCTTGTTCCAAAACTTAAGAAAGAAGCATAGTTACCATTTGTATTATTTTCTTTTCCGCCAGTAATACCAGCCATATCTGTTGGTGTAGTATCGTTATAAGATGCCCTAAATAAAATACCAGTTTTAGCATTTCCGCTTGTTGCTCCATCGGCATTATTTTCAAGAGACATTCCATATACTTGAGATATGACAGTGGCGGGATCGTTTTGTATTTTAACAGTATTTGAACTATCAATAGTTATAGCTGTTGCACCAGCATTGTCATCAATACCTGTAGATGTAAAAGTCGTAAATGTTCCCGCAGCTGGAGTTGTACCACCGATGACAGAACTATCTATAACTGCTCCGTCTAGGTTTAATGCTACTGAAGTACCATTAGAGGCAAAGATTCCATCAAGAGTATCGAGGTCAGCGTTTAGCTTTGTTCCCCAGGTATCTGTGGATGCTCCTACTTCTGGTTTAGTTAAGTTTAAATTCGTTGTATATGTATCTGCCATAATTTATTCCTGTTTATGCTGCGATGTCAGTCCAATTAGTATTTGTTGAGGACTGATCTGTCCAAGTTGTTGTAGCTGGTGATTGGTCTGTGTAAATAGTATCTGCTACAGTCTGGTCTTCCCATTTTAAACTACCTATCGCAGAAAAACCACTTGTTTGTTGAATACTAGAAGTGCCAAACTGAACCAATGAACCAGTGACATCTAAGTTAGTTGTAGCGTTTATTTGACTTGCCGCTGATACGATAAAGACACCAACAGCAGTTACATTTGTAGATGCGGTAATATTTGATTCGCCAACATCAATTTGTGTGCCTACTGCACTAAGACTTGTTGATGCCGCCATGATAACGCCACCAATATCTATCTGTGTTCCAATAGCTGTTAGGTTAGATGTTGCTGATATATCAGACGCACCAAACTTAACTATGACTGCATCTGATGTAAGGCCAGATGTTGCTGTTATAGATGATGCACCTTGTATTGGTACGAGTCCAACTGCTGTGACATTAGAAGAAGCAGTTATTGAAACTTCTCCAGTTACAGGTACAACACCAACCGCAGTTAGGTTAGATGTTGCTGTGATTGAGCTTTCAGCTAATTCAAATTGTGGTGTTCCCCAGTAAGACTTACCGTATCCACCAAAACCATAGCCAACTGAAGCCATGTTATTAAGCTACAGTTATGTCTATAGCACCTGCATTAAATCTAAATACATCTCCAGTAGAAACAGTTTTGCTTGTAGTTAAGTTACCATAAGCAAGTAAGTTACCAGATGATAAAGCGTCAAAAACACCTACTGCAACAACAGTACCGTAATTAGCTGTAGCTGTTGGGTATTCTATAGCTGATGTGTTTGATGCTGTATCAGCAGTTACAGTAAAAGCAGCTGCTTTTCTTACATAAGCTCCGCCAGAAACTTCTGTTCCACCACCAGTATCACTTGGTGCTGATGTATATAATGCTACATATAATGTTGATGGAGCTGTATAGGCTGATCCACCAAATACATGACCAACAACTTTGTTTTCTAAATAATCTGAAAATCCAGCCATTCTATTCTCCTTTATTAATTACCGTAGTAATAATTTCTTTTTTGTTTTTTTCCGTAAGTTCTTCTTCTCATCATTAAAGAACCTTTACCAAATGCAGCTTTCTCTTGTTCGAGTCTCATTTCTTCTAATGCTTTCTCAAACTGTTGAGTGAACATTGGTATTCTTTCATCTTCCATTAAGAAGATAGAAGCGTGTTTTAATGCACCATATAAATAAACATCTGGGTGCGAGACTGATACAAAGTTACTTGTATTGGTATCACTTAATGCAGATATTTTAGCATAGTAAGTTAGCTGTAGGGTATATTCTCCATCAGGAGTTGGTGCTAATTCTATAGAGTCATCAACCATTGCAAAGTAAACTGGTTGACCTACAGAGTTGTTGTTTGATTTTCTATAGACATCTAAGGACTCTATAGATTGTTGGAATAAAGGACTAAAATCGTTTGATGTAATTTCTACATTAATTGCCTCTATCCAGTCTGTTGGAACTGTTAAATATTGTGAGTCAGCTGTAGCAGTTGCTCTTTTAATCATGTCTTTGGTTCTTAACCTTCTGTTAAGTTCTGCTTCGACATTATCGATAAACGTATCTAGGTCAGAGGTTAAATCTGATCTATTAAGATAATTTGCTATTGCTGTTTTTAATTCTGCATATGTCATACTTTACCTTGCCAAGTTCTAAATACTTTATTATCTGGGTCGTTAAGCCATTTTTTCCATTTAGCTCTATCTTTTGACCAGCCTTCGCGTAATGCTTTTTGCCAAATCACCATAGGGACTTCAGCAATGTGTCGCATATCTTTTCCAGGCTTAAGTGTATTGTCTCTTAGTTTCTTGACGTGGTCAATGACGGGAGCAACATCTTGAGTCGTATGATAAACCAGCTTGTCATCTTCGGTAATGAACTCTGATTTATAACCAGTTTTATGGTCTGTGATTGTACGTTTTGTTGCCATATTAAATAAGGGCGGGAGAGCCGAAGCTCTCCCTGAATTCTAACTAACTTATGAAGTTGTTAAATCTGCGACTATACCGTGAGCAGCTTCGTTGCTCATTTCTAATCCATATTCTGTCACAATCATTTTAGTTTGGGCATCCCCGACAGTAGCGATATCAACTGTTTTAAAGTCTCTTAGGAAAGAAACTTTAGCATAGTCTGGATCAACTAATAATAGTGATCTTTCTCTACTGAAGTTAGATGGAACGATTTTTAACTCACCAAAGTCTGAAGCATAAATAGAAACAGAAGCCTCTACTGTGTTTGCATCAACCATTTGTCTTGAGTTAGTTCTACCTGTGAAACCAGATATTTTCTGCTTGTTTACAGGGCCACAGATTGCCATTGAAGGCTCTCCACCGTTTGTGAAACAAGATTGTAATACTGCTTTAAGCAAAGTTTCAGTTAAAGCTCTTTGAGTTCCGTCTGTTGGAGCTGTACCACCACCAGTAGGCGCACCTGCTGCTGCTTTACTGTAATTGGATTTTATCCAAGACTCAAAGCCACCAGTTTTTCTAGCTGTTGTTGCGTTACCAGTTGTTTTACCACCATTTTGACAGAGAGCTGTTTCCATGTCTCTTTTCAATGCTTTAGCCATAATAGCTAATTGATGAGCCATTTCTGACTTCTTACCAGCTGGGTCAGATGCTTGTTGAGAACCAGATACAGTTGCATCTCTTGAAGAGATCATTGCAACGTTACTAACTCTAGTTGTAGCAGTAGAAGCTGAAGTAGCTCCGTCTAATCTAAAGCCTTCTAGTTCACCAGCTGCATCAACAGTTGGTAGAGTTTCTGTTTGCCAATCGAAAACTACGTTCTTGATTGAATTTTTACCAATAGCACTCATAAATGGAGTAGCTTGTGGTGAGATGTTATAAATTACGTCACTCAACTGTTCTCTATCAGAAGTCGCTGAATACGTATCAAATGCGTTTGTTACTTTTGCCATGATATTTAATTCCTATGTTTTAAAAGTTTATATTAATTGTTCAAATAATTTAGCTGCATCCTGAACCTTTCCAGTCTTAGCTAATTTTTGACGCGCTCTTTTCACAGGAGTTGTTGTCTTAGGTACGTTTGAAGTGCCAGGTCGAGCGGTTCGAGCTGCCGCTTTCTTTTCAGTTGGTTTCACTTTAGTCGCTTGTTGTGTTTTATGTTGTAGCCATGCGTTTCTTAAACCAAGTAAAACTCGGTAGTCATAAACGCTGTCCATCTCTTGAGGTGTGTACCCCAAAACATTAACACCATAATCACGAATTGACATCTTTTCTTTTGATGCTGTTTCGTTATCTTGCCATTCTGGTATTTGTTCAAGCAATTGTTGTTGACCATACTGTAAAAACTGTTGAAGTTTTTGTTGCTGTACTACATGAGACTCTTGTTGCAGTCTTTGTGATTCAGCTTGTACGGCTTGTAACTTTTGCTTTTTCTCATTCCAGATGTCTTTTTCACGGACATAAGCAATAGGGTCTGCTTCGTAAAGTGCGCTCCAATCTGGCTCGTTTTCTAACTCGCCTTTCAAAGTCGATTCCATCTTTGGTAACAACTGTGAATAAATTGCGTCTTTTTGAGAAACCTCTTGTTGTTGTGCTTCAATAGCTTTTCGCTGTTGAGCTAACTCTTGAGTTTTTCTCGTATAATCTCTTTGGCGACTGTATCCGTTTTGGAGTTCTTCAAGCGTGACCTCTGTATCTTCGCCATCTACTTTAATCGTATATAGCTGTGGTTGCTCGGACTCCTCTTCTTCTACTTGATCTTCTTGAGGTTCGTCTTCATATACATCTGCTTCAAGCTCTTCTTCGTAAGATTCATTATCTTCGATAACTTCCTCTTGGTTGACTAGCTCTTCCGATGCCTGTTCTTCTATTTCGTTTTCTGGTTGTTCCGATGGAGTCAAAAAACTTTCAAAAGATTGTTCTGTCTCTTGCATGTTTGTTTGTAAACCAATCGGCTTTGCGTTGTTGGTCATAATCATTCCTTAAAAATGTAAAGTAATATTTTAACAATACTTATCTAAATTTTACACAACTTTGTGCAATCTTCCTAATTGAGCTTTTGTGATAATACCCTTCTCTACGATAATGCGTAGATGTCTTTCGACTTCTGGTAATAGTTTGATTGCTTTGTGTAAATTTTCTCTTTTACTTATATCATCTTGTTTAGATGATAACCATAAATTTATATATTCATTTTTAAGTTCTTCGATTGCGTTTGTAAAAGTTTCAGCGTTAAGAATTAACTCTGCTTCGTTTGAATTTAAAATATCTTCTTGTGATGGCATCAATTATCTTCCAAATTTATAAATGTTTGAATAATCTATTCCACGATTAAATGATGGAACTGGAGAAGGGTCAAAACTTGGTGAAGGCCTAGGTGAAAAATC